TTTTTTATAGACATTTAACACAGTTTCCATTAGCACAAATAGTTTTCTGATACTATTTATAATAACAAAACTATTCACGAATGTCAATATTACCTTTTAAAAATTTAGGTAAAGGGAACTCTCCGAATGGTTTATTTGATATTAGATGTTCTGAGAACATTTCAGCATCAACTTTTCTTCTATATGTACGCACAACTTCATTAGTAGGAAATTCAACAACTTCCCACTTTTGATCGTTTTGATTTACAAAGTATGTTATTTTATACTTTGAGGTCTTTAAATTTCTCATAAGTCTTGTCTTTCTCAAGACCCACGCCGAAAGTTGTTTTATCAAATGCTGCTCCTTCATCTTGTCCACTGTCAATAATGTCATCTTGTGCTTCCTGTTCGCAATCATATAGTTTCATTCTAGCTCTGTCGATACCAACCACAAACCTTTTGTTGGTGCCTGGGTCATTGTATCGGTTCTTCAATTGTTTCACCATCAACTGATTTAGACCTTCCAAATCTTCTGTTGATATGAGTGCAAACATGAGGTCAGCCGTAGCAGGCAAACCAAAAGATTCTGATGTATCTTCCAGCCCAATGTCGCTGTTTGCATATCCCCCTCTAGTAGTTTGTGTCGCTGACATAATCGGTACATTATTTTCAACTGCAAGGCCCCTAAGTTCCTCTGCAATCGCTTTGATGTAAAAATACGATCCAACATTTGCATTCCCCTTAAATCTAGATGACGCACAAATATTAAGATAGTCGATAAAAATAATGTCTGGTTTAAATGACTTCTTTAGTGCTAGTTCTTTTAGTAAACTTCTAAAATGTCCAGTATGGGCAGATGCAGTAGGATACTCTTTGATAATTAACTTTCCGTTGGTCTTTGTTTGTATTTTGGAGAGGCGATCAGTGAACATCTTTTTAGGTAACTCATGTAAGTCATCCATAGTTATATTCATTAAGTTCGCATCAATACGTTCTGCAATACGTTCCTCTGCCATCTCCAAAGTTATATAAAGAACATTCTTTCCTTGCATGAGGGTTGACGCAGCCATGTGACACATGAACAACGATTTACCAACACCAGTACCAGCAAGGGCAATGTTCAAAGTTTTTTGTGGAAGTCCACCTTTTGTAATTTTGTTAAAGTACTCAAGGTCGAACTCTATTTTCTCTTCTATTTTGTGATAGAACTCAAATCGTTCTTCACCATTTTCTACATAGTCGTGTCCTATATTCTGGTCAAATGCAACTGATAATGCATCTGATAGAATCGTTGGGATTGCTTCAGCAGTATGTTCTTTATCTTTTCCTTCTATGATTTGAATACCACTAAGGATGGCATTGTAGACTGCCTTGTCCTTACAAAACTTTTCTGTTGTTTCCACTAACCATTGCATATCAACTTGTGCATCAGATAGTGTCTCAACAATATCAACAACTTTCTTAAATTGTTCACTAGATAAATCTTTTCTATTATCAAGTTCAATCGAAAGACTTTCTTTCGTAGGCTGGTTTCCATACTTTTCAATGAACTTGGAAATCTCTTCAAATACTACTCTTTCACTTGGATCAGAAAAGTATTCTGGTTTGATAAAAGGAAGAACCTTTCTAGCATAAGGTTCATTCCAAACTAAGTTACTAAGTGTCGTTCTTTCAATTGTCTGTATTGACATATTCTAAATTATCTTCCTTTAATTGTCTTTCTAAAATAACCATAAGAACATCACCAATTAAATTCTTAAAGTTATTATCTTCTTGCAATTCTTTTTCTGTATGATTACCTGAGTATAACACATCATAATGAAATGTCAATGGCAAATCACCATTTTCATTTTCTTCTTCACCAAACTCCACTTTACCATACTTATAGATAATATTTTGATAATCACCAGTTATTGGTAATAGTTTTATGCCAGTCCATTTATTATCATCATGGTCAGAACTGACATATTCAAAACAACTTTCTACATCAATCTGATTCAACGTCATCTTCTACAACCTCATCTTCTACTCTTTGTCCATACTTGAATTCTTTTGATGCAGCCTGATCTAATTTAATCATTACATCTTCAGTGAAGAACTTCTCTGGTTGATTGTTAATAGTCTTACCAAATGTCTTTGTACCATCAGGCAACTCAATACGAGTTGATACTGATTTAAAGATATTATACTTTAGTGCAAGTTCAAGTAGTCCATAGTATCTATCAAGTCCACGTTCATACATAAGTCTTACATCTACCATCTTGTTTTCGATAGTCAAACGTGACTTTGCATTCTTACAATGAATGATATTACCTACAACTTCTGTACCATCTTTTTCTTTCTTCTTTGAAAGATATACAATAGATGAAGCTGCATATTTCAATCCAGAACCACCACCCATTTCTTTTGTTGGGAACATAGAACCCACAACATCATAAGTGTGATTAGTAACAACCATAGGAACTTTCGCTTTACCTAGTTTCAAAGTCAACACACGAAATGCAGCCTTTAGAACTTGCGCTCTGGTCATATCTCTGGTTTCTTTACCTTCACTTGTATCATCTACTTCTTTAGTGGTAGATAACATACCAAGTGAATCAAGACATAACATCATAGGAACACGTTGATCTTCTGGTGTCTCCATGTATTTATCAAGAACTTTAATTGCCTGTGTTCTAAATTCTTGGACAGTTGTTACTGGTAAGATAACCATTCTGTTTGGATCAATACCTCTATCAACTACCATCTGTTTTGTGATTGCAGATTCAGACTCAAAATACAACACACCAGCTTCTGGGTTTGCATCAAGGAATGACTTTACCATACCCATCACAAAGAAAGTTTTACCTGTTGCAGATTCGCCTGCAACCGCAGTAATTTTGTTTGCTGGTAGTCCACCATAAATCGAACCACTCAACAATGCATTGAAAATATAAGAACCAGTGTCGATAAAGTTATCAACATCACCAGCCTCTACACCTTCAGATACAAGTGCAGCGTATTCATTGCCCGCTGTCTTGGCAATATCTTTTAAAAAGTCTGTCATTAAATGTCACCTTCTTTTCTGTTCTCAGAACGAAACGCTTCAAACCCATCTGGGTATCTCGCTTCTAACTTTTGTATATTAGTATCTATAACATCCTCAAGAGAAATGCCTAGAGCAATACAAGCTTGTGTAACGTACCATAAAATATCGCCGAGTTCACGTTTCATATGATATTGTGCATCATCATCCATAGGTTTGCCTTGAAAAATCGACTTCTTAACGATCTCTGCAAACTCGCCCCCTTCAGCACTAATACCAATTGCGGCAGTAAGAATGCGTTCTGGTGAAACACCAAACCCATCAATTACATCAAGTGCATCTGAAAATGATTGTGCATCAGATGATGCATCACTGGTTACTTCATCAACGAACCTAGTATAATCCAAGAGGAAGTTTTTATCTATTACCATTACGATTCTCCAAAAATTGTGTTATGAGTATTATATACTTTAACAAATGTTGTACACTTTGTCAAGTCTTTTATTCGTCTTGCTCCAACATATGTGCATGTTGATCTGATACCCCCCAATATAGAATGCACAGTAGTTCCAATACTTCCTCTGTAGGGAACAATGACTTCTTTACCTTCTGCGGCTCTGTAGTCTTTAAGTCCACCGAAATGTTTTTCATTTGCAGTCTCCGAACTCATACCATAGAACTTAACGCCTACTGGTATTGGATTATCATCTTCCAATATATATTCTCCCCCACCTTCATCATGTCCTGAGAGCATTCCACCGAGCATGACGAAATCTGCACCGCCTCCGAGAGCCTTTGCAATATCTCCTGAGTTTGTGCAACCACCATCAGCGATGATATGACCACCCAAACCATGAGCAGCATCAGCACACTCAATAACAGACGATAACTGAGGATACCCAACACCAGTTTGAATACGAGTAGTACACACACTGCCAGGCCCAATACCACACTTAACGATATCTGCTCCATTTAAAATTAACTCCTGTGTCATATCACCAGTAACTACATTGCCTGCTATGATAACAAGTTCTGGGTGATTCAATCTTAGTTGATAGATAAAGTTACTAAACATTTCAGTATAGCCATTTGCAACATCTACACAGAGATACTTAATCGCCCCATCAGTCATTTCATATACATGTCTAAACTTCTTCAAATCATCACCAGATGCACCAATAGACATTGCAACATTCTGTCTACGATCATATGCAAGGTCATCTTCTAGACAATGAAAGAATGCAACTAGTTCAGCGAATGTATAAGTTTTTACTAGACATGTAAATATGTTATGTTTTGCAAGTTCATCTGCAACTTCAAATGTACCTACCCCATCCATATTTGATGCCATGATAGGAATACCATTGTACTCCTTTGGTAATCCCTTACTATCTTTTGCATTTCTAAATTTTGTTTGTCGAAACAAATCTACCTGTTTACGAGATTTAAGTGTTGAACGCTTTGGACGTATCAACACATTAGAAAAGTCTAGTTTGAAATCTTCTTCGATTTGCATTAGCTTATAAGTCCTTTTTGTGGCAGTGCAAGTCCACTTGTTTGTGAAGTCCAACCATTAGCCATTTCTTCTACTGTTTCAATAACAAACAATATTCCATTTTTTGCAAACTGGACATTAGAATTTGGCTCTTGTCCTGTCATGCAAATTCCATTTACAAGTCCAACTCCCTTTTCTGTTACTTGAACAAGTCTTGGTTTATAGATAGTATAATTCATCATGTCATCTACCACATATTTCCCAACGACTTCCATGCCGTTGGAAAACACTAGTGTTATAATTGTTCCTTCTTTCATATTATTTCCTTAATATTGATGGGGGAGCGTTAACTCCCCCTTTTGTTTTTAAGCGGCAGATTGCAATTCTCTAGTTTTAAGAGCACTTTTAATTGCCTTCTTTATTGTCTTTTCAAGTTCATCTTGATCTATCAAGATAAATTCACTCCATTTATCTACACCAAAAGACTGTGGGAAAAAACCATTTAGTGTAAAGAATTTTACATCTTGACCATAAGTCATATATGCATCAACTCTCAATTGGATGTATTCATTCACGATAGAAGCTCTTTGTTGTTCTAAAGTAGAACCTTTTGTTACTTGACCAGCAAATACATTTACATATGATTTGAAACCACTGGATGCATATTTTCTTCTGGCTCTGTGTTCAGTTCTATAAAGTCCACCAATTTTAGATGTATACCCAAAACTCTGGTTTTTAATATCCCATCTACCGTCAATCTCAAACCATTCGGAAGCATAGTTTTTTCTCCATTGTTTGATTTTTGATTCAGTATAATATGCATATTTTACTGGTGTTGAATTTTCTTCATAGATACCAGCAGCAATCCTATCCAAAGATTCTTTCTTTCGTCTTGGATATGTTTTTTTCAAGTTTTCGTAGATTTCGTCCTCGTTGTTAGAAATCCTACCTTCTCCCACTTGTTTGGATTTGATGTTGATAATATCTTTTTCTTGGTTGTTTTTCTTTGGTGCTTTGGGTTCATTCTCAGCACTTGCGATATCTTCTAGTTCAGTTTGATTTGCATCAATTATGTTAAATGCCCAACCTTCTACACCCAACTCTTGTTGACATAGTGTTCTACCATAACCATACAATAGTTTATATGGTTGGGGTGAACCTTCTGGTTGTCGCACAACTGCACCAAGTTCTTCATTTACCAAAACACCATTACTAAATGAATATTTCAAATCTTCGACATGAGATCCTTCTTGACCCTCAGCTCGGGCAATGTTTCCAGACACATCATCAACGTAGATGTCTTCAAATTTTATCCATATTGGTGCATGGATAACAATGTTTGGGGAAATAAATGAATAATCTGGTTCTGGAAATAGTTTTATAATATCGGCGCTTCCATACGCCTCT